ACCTTCGGATGACCCACGTAGATATAGCTAAGAAGGACCCTATTGTTTACGCTTAATCTCCTTAGATACGTTTACTTGTAATTGCCTTCTAAGGTATAAACCAAATGTCTTTGTTATAGCTCCCTCTGCTTCTTTCTTAGCAGGGAATATAGCGTTGTAACTAACAGTAGATTGTGCAATAAACAATGGACGCAGCTTAAAGTTCTTCTCTCTTCTGTATACACCTGCAGGTCTACCGCCACCTATTGGTTTACCAACAAAGATATTGTTACCACTTGTGTTACCTGTACCAATAGATTTATATAGTTTGTTTATAGTTGCTTTAGTTATGTTGCCATACTTATCACGTTTAACTGCAGGTGTTGGTACAAGTCTTGAGTTAGATGGCATATTCTTTGCTGTACTATGTCTAACAAATAATGCATCATACTTTTGTTTGTTATACCCACCTAAGATACTGCCACTTAAATACCTGTTCTGATTATATGGTCTATCTTTAGGTGTTATAACAGAAGTTAGTGTAGATTTCTTAGCTACTGTTGCTCTAAAGCCTTTCTGTGTAGATGGTTTAGGTCTATCTAAATATCGTCTTGCTGACCCTGCTAATGTATTCAATGCAGACTTTTGTTTACTACCAGGTAAGAATTTAGAGCCTTGAACAGAAGCGTTTATTGCTTGGGATATAGAATATGGTAATTGCTTTGTATGTTGGTTAGTCCATTTAATAGCAGTAGGTAGTTCTGATTTAATATCTAACTTTATAGTCATTAGAAAGGGATTGCTGTTTCTTCTACTTTAGCTAATTCTCTTTTTTCTGGTAATACAAAATTGTTTACATTAACCCTTAATTGTTTTCTTTTCTGCCCATCTTCTGTTTCATAGGTTGTATATTCAGCGTCACCTGATACTGCTACAAGGCTACCTTTTTTGTAAGCATCTACAATTAATTCCCATCTTTTCCCCCATACCTGGCAATCAATAAATGATGTTCTATCTCTGCCATGAGAAACGGCTATTGTAAATGATGCAAGATCATAAGCACCTGCTTTTTTATATTCAGCGTCTTTAGTTAAACGCCCTGCGATTGATACATTAAACATTGTGATTAGTTAAATAAGTGGCTATCAGGTTGTTAATACCTGATGAATAGGAAAAATTGTTTTCTTTGCAAAACTCTCTGAATGCTTTGTAATTAACAGGAGTAAGTTTAGAAGATACAAGAAAGCGGTTTTTCCAATTAGAAGCAGCAACATCATTAGGTCTAGTTTTAAGTGGGTCATTAATCATTGGTTAGCAGCAATCCATTCTTCTATAAAAGTAACGTGTTTTGGTAAAGTTATATTTTCTGATAACTTTTTATTCCTGTTAAAATTAAATTCTATATATAGGGCATCTGCCAAAGTGTTGTAAAGTTTTTTATCTTTAACAAGTAATGAGCCTACAAGTTTTAAATAATATTGTTTAGTTTCTTCATCTAATATTATAGGCATGCCAACGGCCTTGTTTTTTGTTATTGGTGTTACTTTGTTTTCTTGTATATCAGGGTTATAGACCTGTCCATCATGGTCTGGAATACCTGCTGTAAGGTTTAACAATCCAAGTAATAAATAGCGTTTAAAGTAAGTTAATGCCTGACCTGTACTATATAGTTCATTTTTAGCAATCCCTTTTGGTAAGAGTATTTCACTAGGTGGTAATGTCTCACCAGATATATGCATAAGTTGTACAGAAAGTATATTTTTATCTTCTACTATCTTTGTTGTATTAGTTACTATTAATCCATTCTTTGCCAGGACAGGATTTACAACAGAAAGAACACCAGAAAGATCAGCAAACTTGCCATATTGTGCATTAGCTTCTTCTTTAATTGTGCCTACTTCTTGAATGAACTTACATAAGGCTGCTGTTATTTCTTTTGTCAAAGTGTTCTATATATTTTTCTTAGTATAGCTATGGTTTACCCTTATGACAATCACAACTGTTTACAATATGTCTTAATCGTTCATTATCAGCCAATACGTCTGCCAATAAATCAAAAGGGTCATTAATTCCTTGTAACTGACTTCTTAGCAGTTTTTTGCGTCTATTTTTATCAGCTAATGTGCAAGACATAGCAAATTTAGACTTATGAGCTAACCATAACATATATATAGTAGTTGTAAAGTTTTAATACAATGTATATAGCGTTACGTTGTTTTTACCTTTTATTTATGGTCAATTATTGTACAAACATTGTTTACTTTTTGAACAACTTATGGACACTATTAGGCCATCTTTAGACAGGGATTTAATATGTAAGATCCTTGGTATAAAGCCAAAATACATTACAACACCTGCATTTTTAAATATGCTTTTAGAAGATGCATACAGAGCAAGATGCCAAAATTCAAAAAATATGGCACAATATATATATAAAGATAAAGAATTAGACAAAGAAGGTTTAGAAAGAAAAGAACAAAAAGAAAAAATTAATAAAAAAGAAAAACAAGAAAAGAATATACCAGATGATTTAAAACACTTACAAACTCTTATAGATGATTTCTGGAAGGTTAAGAAAGGGTCTAAATCAATACAGGCTTGGAAATTACAGATAACAGAATATAGAAAGTTTATAGAAAAGTATGGTGAACAGGTATTAAGAGATCAGTTAGAAGCAGGCATACTTGCAGGAACTTGGAAGGGGTTAAAAATAAGTAATTATGAAGAACAAATGAAACGGGTAAAAAGGTTTGCTAAAGAACCAGAGTCAGAAATCCAACATCCTGCTCAGAAGCTTGTACAGTTTGATGTCATGGGGAATTTAATCTAATGGATAGTTTATTTGGCGGTAGTGGCATCAGAACACTACGTAAGATGATTAAAAAAAGTTTAATTACAGAAAAAGATTTAGATACACCGCCTGATGGTTGGTTCTTAGCAATGGGCTATGAAAGAGAAGTTGGCACTGGTAAATGGAAACGCTTGCTACGTACAAAATTTGGTGCAAGGCCGTCATTACCTGTACATAAACTGCCCAAATATAGAAATGGTCTTACAGGTGAAATAACTTTTGATCCTGTGGAATATGAAAAACAAAATTGAAAATATTCTTATACAAGATCCTTTTGTAAAGTTTTATCCAGAACCACATAAATACTACGATTTAAAACGTAAATGTTATGTAGCCAGGTCTGTTAGTGATGTTATTAGAACATCTGATTTTGTTAGTAAAAATATGGAAATTGCTGCAAAAAGGGGTACAGCAATACATGAAGCTGTACAAATATGGTGTGAAACAAAAGATAAGACACTAGCACTAGCGTATGCTAAAGAATATAAAAAATGGATAGAACATCTTATTAATTATCGTATGTGGAATACATGGGAATGTGTAGCAAATGAGTTAAGAATGGTAGATAGGAAAAGAGATATAGCAGGTAGTTTAGATGCAGTATTACAACATAAAGAAACAGGTGCATTATGTTTAGCAGATTTTAAAACACAAGTTAAGTACAGAAAGAAAAACCATAGGCTACAGATAGGTGGTTATGTATCTTTGCTAAATCAAAACTATCCATCTATAACACTTTCTACTTGTAGAGTTATTTATATAACATTAGATGGAATTAAAACACAAGAATACAATCCTGCTGAATGTATGTTTGATTATGAAGCCGCAAGGAATTTATATTTTAAAAAAAGCTAATATAAAAATAAGGCTTGCAAAATATTGGGGTAAACCCCATACTATAAAAAACTGGTATTACAAAATCATGTCATTTGAAGAAGAACTAGAAGCAATAGAACGTGAAGAATGGCTGAATAAGTTTAATGATCGTCAGGTTATGAACGCTGCAAGAATGTTTCTTGAATGGTTGTATCATTTACCTGATGATTGGCAACCGCAAGAATACTCGGAATTTACATTTTAATTACTATGAACCCACAACCAGAACAAATACTTAGGCAATTAAAAGTATTGCAATTACAGAAAAAAGAAATTGATATGCAAATTGTTGAAAAGAAAATGGTATTAGAAAAGTATTATCAAGAATGCACTATTATGACTAAATTTGAAATTGATGGTATTAAGGCAGAAAGAAGGCGTAAACCTGAAAAGTGGCAATATACAGATAAATTAAATAGTTATAAAAAAGATATATTAAATGCTTTAGAAGAACGTGAACAACAGGAAAGAGAAGAAGGATTGGCTACTAGAATAGAAACAGGCTTTACATGGGCAATTAGATGAAAACAACAGAACGTGTAGAACAGGCGTTAAAACGCATTAAGGAGTTACTCACCTTAGTTACTGAATGGACTAAAAACACTAAGGAAAAAGATGCATTAACAGAAGAATTTAAAGAAAAAAAATTACAAATGATAGAAGATTTGTATAAACAATTAGGTCAACTTAATGACAGATTTATGTTTACCCATGAATCAGAATTTAAAACAAAAGAATATGTAGTTGAATATGAAAAAATAAAAACACAAATTAATGATTTAAAAAAATGAACCCACAAAAGAACAAGGGCGATAGGGCTGAAAGAGAAGCATGTATATATTTAACAGCAGCTACAGGGCATATAATTGAACGCCGTTTTGGGGCAGGCATGGAAAAAGACAAGGGTGATTTAATAGGAATACCTAATACGGTTGTACAAGTATGTGATCTAAAAGATAAAAGTGATGCTTGTTTGAGAAAACCTAGAGAAGCGGAACAGCAAAGAATCAACGCAGGTGCTGAACACGCTATTACTATGGTTAGGTTTAATAAAAGACCTGGTTGTGCAGAAGGTGATAATTGGCGTGTTGTTATGACAATAGAACAATTTGCAAGATTAATAAAATGAAAATATGGATATTCCAGAAATATATATACCCCAAATATCAATTCCTAACATACATTTATCACCTACTTTTTCTCCTAAAACGGATTATATAGATATTAATACTATTGGCTGTCAACATTATCATAGGGATATTAAAAACACTGGTAATAACAATTTATTAATAGATGATCCTAATGGTGTTACTACCTCCTGTCCTTATCCTAGTTATTTGCCGATTAATTATAATCCAGACAATTTAACCATAATTGAAGAACAACCTTTAATGCAAAACAAAACAGAAATGCCTAAAGGTGAAAATCCTAAACCAAATATACCAAAAGAAGAAGATAAGAAAGAAGATATAGTACCTGATTGTCCATCTAGTAATGATAGAAGAATTGGAGAATATACTTCAGAGGCACGTATAGAACGCATTTCAGGCTATAAACGAGGTTTAGACGGTATCGAATGTATTCCTTTATATGAGCAGGTTACATTTATTGATTCTGTATTGCCATCACCAAGTAGTGCTTTAAATGTAACAGCTATTTCATTAATAGCAGCAGCTTCACCTGCTTTGCTTGGCATAATAAAATCTGTTAGTAAAACAATCTTTAAGAAAATATTTAAAAAGAAAAATAACGTCAAAAAAAAATAGTTTAATTTTTAATTTCGTGCGTATGAGGTAATACTTGACCTGGAGGTATTGTTACTTGTATTCCCTCACATATGGTTGCATATTCATTAACAAATTGAACCCCTAACTTAGCTTGCTCACCACATATTTTTAATCTATACAAAGCAATTTCTAATTTTGTTTTTTCATATAATAATTCTTGATTTTTTATATTTACTTCTGTTGCTTTATGACATAAATCTGGTGATCTACCTAACGGAATACTAAATTGCATACTGATTCCATAGTTAAGGTTATAGTTATCTTTTTCAAACCGAGGTGTTTCTTGGACATATTTTATCTCGCCAGTATCTTCGTCGTATATATTTTGTCTAGTAACAGTTTCTGTTGGTCTGTTAAAGCTCCATGCATCTGTTAAATATGGAGTAATCGTAAGACTAGGTGAACTACAAACAATACCCTGAGACATTCTAAACTGTGGTGTACTCTGTGGGGCAATCATTGTAGCATTGTTATTTACTGTTCCTTGTGCGTTACTAGAAGGACTTGCTACGGTTGTATTTGATAATACCTTAGTCGGACATAAACACAATAAAATTATTGCCCAAAGGTAGTTTCTATTTGAGTTGTAGAAGTAGTTGTTATGGTGCGGTTTATTTGGGTTATTGTGTCTATTCCTGGTGTGATCATTGTTTCTACTAAAGAAAAAGGTTGACCTTCTGTTACTATTTTCCATCTAGGCACACCTTCCAAGGTAGGACTTGTATAAGAAAAATTAATGCCATTAACTGTTTGAGTAGATTCAGACGTTGGTATTGAATTGATATAACCATTAGTGTCATTGCTTTCAATATTGTGACCTGACACACTTAAAGAGTATCCTGTGCGGTACTGATAACTGGTTATACTCTCCACCACTACACTTTGAGATGTAGAATTTGTGCTTGAAGATCCAGTACGAAAGGTTGGAGTAATTGGGGTTGCAAATACTCTCGGTGTGTAAAGTAGCAGTATTAAAAAACAAAATTTAGTCAATTGTAATAGTAACTCTAGTTGATCCTATACAACTTGTACCACTACCACCTGCAGTGCAAGTATGAACACCTGATGAAACGCTAGTCATGCCTAAAGAACCAGCAGTACCTCCTGATCCTACAGTTGTTTGCCCTGATAAATGAGGTATTGATGCAATGCCACTAGAAGGAGTTATTGCAGAAGGTAAAGCATCTCCTACTGTTACTGATTCTGTTAAAGAAAATGCTGACCCTGCACTTGTTACTGCTTTGTCAGTTTGTATAAGAGCAGGTACACCCGAAGTTAAACTAGAAACGTTAAGTCCACCAATTGCACCAGATGTTGTAGATCCTCCAGAAGTTACAGATGGAGTAATATTGTTACCTGATATTGAATAAGTTGTACCTAATTTATTTGTAACGCTATAAGGCATATCTACACTTATCTGTGCAGAGGTTGTAAACTCTTGCTTTATATCACTTTTAACAGGTGAAGTTGCTAATAGTAATAAAATTAATAAAAATTTTTTCATGTTTTTGCTTTGGGATCAACTGTAGTAACACCAATAATTTTAATTGGTTCTTGTATTATTCTTATAGTTTGCACGTTTTCAGTAGAGTTTGCAACACCTTTACCCCCTTCTAGTGTTTGATCTTTCTTTTTCTTGCCTCCAGGAGTGATATTAAAACTGGCTAAACACCCTGTAAATACTGAAGCTATAAAGGTAATATCTTTAACCTCTCTGCCTTCTGTTACGCCTGGAATGGTTATGTAGTTAAGGCTGATGATAAACCCTGCCCAGACCATGACCCCTAGCCTAATAAATGTACCTAATATTTCTAATTGTTCTTCTTTATCATCAAATTTTTCTTTTAATTTTTGTAGAGGATTTTTAGATGTTTGCTCTGACATTGTTTTTTAATCTATAATAGCTATAGATCAAAGCAAAGAAAAGTGATAGAAGTAGTAGCAGCACTAGGTGGAGCATTATTAACGGCTTGTTTTGTTTCAGTCGGTTCTGTTTCTTATAGAGGTAGGCAGTCTAGGGATGATTTAGTAAGAAATACAACTGCTATAGAATTATTAACAACAAAAATAGATGATATGCACGATGACATGAAGGAGGTATTTCATCGACTAAAAGAAGTAGAGCTTGCTGTTGCAGAGATTAAGCCTAGAAGGTAAAAAGGCCACCTATGCAATGGGGATTAAATAGCTTAGATGGCTAAACTTAATTTAACGTTTACAATATGTTTGTAAAGTAAAACAAACTATGTACAAAATACTAAAGCCTATACTATTACGCTTCCTTTCAACGACAGGATGCAAGAGGTTAGTGGTTGACCTTTGTCGTGCCTTTGTAAAGCAGACCTCGAATACCGTGGACGATAAATTAGTTGATCTGCTTGAGCAGAATTTGTTTCCCAAATTAAATTAGACAATAAAAAACCCCTAATGGGGTTGTAAGTCAGGAGATAGATCAAGTCCAACGCTTGCCCTGTCTTTCCTATGTGTTGCTATAGGTTTTGTATAACTTTCAAGTAAGAAGTTCCAAAAAACTTACTATCAGGCTTCCCGACTATTTTTATTTGTTTACCTCTTTACAAGCTAGTTCATAGTTACCTACCTGACTCTCACACGATGTAACTGTCATGTCATATAGAGTTGATGATAGGGCTGTATAAAACAACCCTGTAGCTGCTAATATCATTAAAAAATTAGACATTGGATACCTCTCGGTGTTGTGTTCTCTTTTAATATATACGTAGGGTTTACCCCTGTCAAGTTATTTGTCAGGCATTTGCAATGGTATTATTCCTGTAGTTTGTGTAGGCATTTGACTTTGTATTTGAGTAGGTAAAACTTCATCTACACGACCCATGACATGATTTAATAACTTTGTCTTAAATTGTTCAGATGTTACATATTTGTATGTAAAAAAACCACCGCCTAAAATGCCTAAAACTAGGATTGTAGATAAGATAGTTAAAGCGTCAAGTACTTTTCTCATGGTTAAAGTAGCAATTCTGCGTGCAATTAGTCATACACTAATTATATCAATGCTGCTAATTATTCCAACTTTAGCTCCAATGTATTTAGTAATGTCTTACATTTCTAGAGCTACCACGGCACACCAGAAGTAGTTGTAGGTGTTTTAGACTCTGTTATTTGTGCAGCAATTGCTGTTTCTATAGCTGTAACTTCATCAGAGCCTAATGCAGCTTTAACCCATGCAATAGCATTATCTTTTGTTATCTCTGCATATGCAGTAAACGATTTAGAGTCAGCCTCAGAAAGCCCTACAGAACCATAAGAAGATCCACTATGAACTACAGCAGAATCACCACTACCAACAGTTTCAGAGTCGTTTGCTGCCCAATGAACAGTAGTAACTACATTAGATAAAGAATTTACAGTTTTTGTCGCATCTAAAGAAACAACATTCCAAGTAACAGCCATAATAAAAAATGTTTAGTTTTATTTTACTTTGATTCTATTGTTTCAGCAGTTTTAATTTCATTTAACTTTTCAAGTTGTTTTATTGCACCTTGATCTTCAATTACTGGCTGCATAAGTTTTTGTGCTTCTGCTTGTTTTTTTTGTATTTCTTTTTGCAGCATTTGTAACTTAGCAATATTTAAATCTAAACGGGTTTTTATTTCGTCATAAAGTTCTTGAGGACTTGGCATAAAATTAATTTAAGTTAACCAATTTTACTAAGCAGCTTCTAATGCTGCAACTTTACTCTCTAATACTTCAATTTTAGCAATAGCTGACTGTAAAGCCTGCACTAAATGCGGAGTTAATAAACCATCGCTAAGACTTTGAAAAATAGGTTTTCCGTCAGAGTCAACTTGATCTTTTGTTCCTCTGACCGCTTGTGGAAATACCTCTTGAAACTCATCTGCAATATAACCGATAACACCTGTTGCTGGAGTATCACCAATTACTGCTTTAGTGTCATCATTAGAAACTTCATCATAACTTCGTACTTTTATAGATTTAATTTTGTCATAACCGGCTGTATAGTCTTGGATGTTTGTTTTTAGTCTTCTATCTGAATAAGTACTAAATGCGGGGTTGCTACTACCACTACTAGCAGCTACAATTTTTCCTCTCCCAGATCCACCAACATCAAAAGTAACCATGTCAGATTGAACACTTCCACTTGCACTGTCTTTTTCTAATTTAAGAGTTGCACTACCTTGAGCCGTTTCTGCACTTTGTAATTGCAAGTAATTACTTGTTATACGCATCCGTTCTGTTGGTGATGAAGCACCATCAGCAGTAGTAGAAAATGTTAGTCTTCCAGGCATATCATCACCACCTGGAGTATTATCTACAAAACATTGGATTGCAGCAGCTCGGGTTGCATAGTCACTTCCATCATGACCATTAAAAAATATGTTTCCTAAATTATCACCACTTTGTACAACCGCACCACCCCTAGATTTTCCAAAGTCAATATTTGCACCACCATCATCACTTTCAGCTTGAAGAATAGATATAGCTTTACCTGAAGATTTTATCTGTAAATTTGCATCTCCACTGTTAATTGTAGCTGAACTGGTAGTCCCTATAAGCAACCTTCCAGAAGAATCTATACGCATACGTTCTGTATCGTTAGTCCCAAAAAGCATATTTGTATTTTCATGTTGATGAATAATTGCATTTTGACTTCCATCAAGACCAATATTTAAACCATCATTTACTGTTGCTCCTGTACTGTTATTTGTAAATGTAAGTTGGCATCTTGTATTGTTTCCTGACTCATGTACATGTAAATCTTCTGTTGGTGATGCTATTCCAATTCCAATCTTATCATTACCAGCATCTACATAAAATAAATTTGCTTCTGTATCGCCTTCAATCCTAAAATCTACATCAGCACCATCTTCATTAAATATTGTTGCAGCACCTAGCTCCATTCTTTCAACACCACCAGTTGCGATATTAAAAGTATCAGCAGCAGAACTAAAAATACCTGTGTTTAAATCATCTCTAAAGGCTAGCGCAGGGGTACTTGCAGAACCATCTTCAAGAGTTAACGTACCATCTAACTGTAAAAGCTCTACCCAACCATTATTTGCTGAGTTTCTTATTTTTAATATTCCTGTTGTAGTATCTGCCCAAAATTGGTACGCATATTTTGTTGCAGGTTCTGAACTTGAACTACTGTTACTTACTAATGCTGCTAATGCGTTATTAATATCTGCCCTGACATTGGCTCCTGTGGAGTTGTCAATTATCATATCATGTGTTGGAGACATTGCAGTTATACCAATGTATTTGAAGGTTATTTAATTATATTTTTAAAAGTAAATTACATACAAAAAGTAATAACAATTAAAAATAAAAATTTATTTAAACATATTCTACCCATTTTATAGATATTTTCCAAGCTAAACTTTATTTCTTAACTACCACGTCCAAAGCCTGTCGCAGTATAACTAAATGTTTTGTTTTGTACAGCATTTCCAGCATTAGTAAATTTTATTGTAAAACCAGTTGCAGATATATTAGTAATTTCAAATTTATCAGTACCACCTAAATCATTAGCAGTAATACCAATACTAGGTAATTGTGAACCTGCTGACACATCAGTACCACTAGCACCTGTAAAGAATGCATGGTCAAAAGTAATTGCAAGTCCAGATGCAGATGTGCCAGATGCAACATTAGATTTTTGTTCTGTTCTTCTATCTAATTCTGCTGTATAACCTAATTGGTCTATTTCTATAGATTGTGCAGGGTCATCACTATCCATTTCGCATCTAAATTTAAATCCTCTACCAATATGCGTACCATTGGCAAATGTATTAAATGTTTTACCAGAAAAATCACTATCTTGATAACTTGATCCATTAGAAGGTGCTGCAGTTGTAGTGGCAACTAATAATTTTGCATTTACATTAACAGCAGTAGCACCATCAAAATCTGTCCAGGTATCTATATTTGCTGATCTTTTATCTATTAAATCATTAGGATAGTAACCCTGTGTAACAAAATGTCTTGTAAGCCTTAAAGGATGAACAGAACCTAAATCTAAAATACTTGCAAAATCATAACTACCACCTGTAATATCTACAGCACCTAAGAAATCAAAGTCAGCAATAGCATCAAAATCACTAACAGAATCTAATGTTTCTAATGAACCTAAGACAAGACCATTAACATCATCACTATAAAAACAATCAACTTTCGTACCGCCAAAAGGTGGTGAATCTGTATCTTCTCTATCTGTAAATGTAAGTAATTTAGGTTGTGGGTCAGGGTTAGTAACAACTACAGATGCTTCACCAGAACTTAACCTACCGCCATCATCTCTAAATTTAAGAATATACTCACCATCTATTGCGGGTACAAGCGTTTCACTAACAGATCCAGGCAATCTAGGGATAATATCAACAGAATTTGTGAAAGTACCACTACCATCTGTGAGATTACTATGTCTTACAACTACGTTACCGCCATGTAAAACATCAACATCTGTAGATTGATTAAAACGCAATCTTAATAGCTGATCTGATACTGGTTCTACGAGTAAACCTGTCACATCAGCAGGTACAGCAGTTTTACCAACAGCATTAAAAGTTAATGTTGTAGGTTGTACACTAGGTTCAAAAACAGAATTAAGACTATATACCTCAAATTCATACGTACCTAGTTCAGTATCAAACACCTCATAAACAGGACTCTGAACAATAGTTGTTTGAAAACCACCATCATTAAATTTATGTTTTACTAAATATTGTGATACACCTGCTACTGGTTGCCATGAAACAATTAACTTACTTACAGCCCTGTCACCTAAAACTATTATTCTTTCATCACCTGCAATGTTACTTGGTGCTGATTTAGGTTCAATAAGATTTGTTATTACAGGTGTTGTTATTGCTGCACCATCTTCTACAAAAGCATATTTAGCAGAATTATGAAACATTGCAGATATAGTAAATGTATTATTATCTTCCTTAACAGATAACACTCTGAAATCTTCTGTTTCAGTTGTTGCTCTTACAAATAACCATACGCTGTTAACTTGTGGTGCAGAACTATATGCACTAGAAACTGTTATTACAGAACCAGATATTGTAGATATTGTTTTAGTCTCAAGTGTACCATCTGTAAGAATTACTGATAATTCATCACCAGTAGATGGTGTTGTTGGTAAATCTTTTATATTATCTACTGTTATCTGTGTTGTTGTTGCTGCTGATATTCTGCCTGATCTTCTTAACCCACTACGTACAGGATCTTGTACCGTAATAATGTTTCCAGGTCTAATTAATGAACCTGCATCTGCTGTTGTGGTAAAGGCAACTGTTTCCGTTTCATTATTTTGTGTGTAAAGATGCCATAAACCCATTCTTCTAGCTTGCGCCTGATCACTACAACCTATTGCTTCTATATTTTTTACGACAACACCAAATTTAGATTGGTTAGCACTAGTATCTTCTACTGTTTCATATTCATATGTTCTAGTTTCATTTTGGAAATATTTTACATTTATTACTGTATCCCTTGTTGATTGACTTGCATTATTATAAACAAAACCATCTTCTGTAACATTAGCATAAGAAAAGAAATAAGAACTTGTAGTTGGTCTATCTTGAGTAAGTGTTATTTTACCATCTTCTATAAATAGACTTGCCCTCATAATAGATGCAATTTTATCTAGTAAAGTATATGCCTGAGTTAATTGTTGTAGGACTATATTACAGCTAAACCTAGGTGATGTTCCACCCTGACCATTATCAATTAGTTCTGAATTATATACAGAAGCATTATAAAAAGCATATTTATCTATTTCATCTTCAGTGACAAAATCACCAAACCCTGCCCTAGTTTCTGTAATAATGTCATAAAGAACCCAAGCTGGATCATTACAATATTCTTTAGCTGTTTTTAATGTACCGTTAAAAGAACCACTAAAAGATAAAGAGCCATCTGACCTTACAGTTGCATTATGTGGAATTTTTACCAACCTACCTCTGACTCTATATGTACGTCTGGGAATAGATCTAAATATTTCCGAATCAAACCTAACAGCACTTACGGCAGTATTTGCAAATGCACTAGGATCAAAAACTAACTCGGTAATTGAAGTTAATTCAAAAGCATTAATTAGTTTGACATCAGTACTATCTGCTGTGATTCTTGAAACTGTAACTGTTAATGGAAAATCAGAAGTTTCTATGTCATCAGGTAAAAATATTATATGGTCTTTAAAATAGGGTGATGTGCTTTTGCCTGATACACTACCTCCACCTGTATGTATATTACGGTCTAATCCTGTTAAATTACCGCTTGAGTTTATTTGTTTAAGTATTGTATTAGCCTGATCTTTGACTGATATTTGATATTGCACTAATGTACCAGATATATTTCCATCATCTTCAATTTTTTGTAATCTAGGAAAACCAATAGTAACTCTAAGTCCCTCAGTAGATGTATCTGTAATTGTTACTGTTTGTGGACTTGCTATTGTTACAGTGACACCTACAGTTCTATCTCTTTCTGTTTCTTTAAGACCAGGTATTTTTGTTTGTGATGACGTTCCAAAACGTGGAATAAATCTAGGTCTATTTGAATCAGCAGTACCAAAATTGAAATCAGAATCATCTGGATCTGTATTTGGTGCTGATTGTTTTAGTACTTGTGTATTATTTAAAAATACGTCTTTTAAACTAGTAGTATTGTAATCATTTGTACCTTGTGTATGACCAGCAGCTATAGCAGATGGGAACCCTGCAATCTCTCCTTCTGCAATAACATCTACTAAAGTAACAAACTGACGAGAACCAATCTCGCCTTCTTTCATTTCAGAATCATAATAACGGATTGCTGTTTGCCCTTCTCTATCGTTTTGCCTAAATCTTAGGCTATTAGCATCTTCAACATTACTTGGAATTGTCATAATTAATCCTTATAGACAGGTGCAGTATCAGTACCAGATGACACCACTATAGAGCCAGTAAATACTTCTCCATATATTAAAGGTATGCAAACACCACTTCTGCTAACATTTTGTATCCCACTAAATGAGTAGTTTACTCTTGCATTTGTTTCACTTAACCCATTTGGTACATCTCCTACTGTAGGCTGTTGTTGTGGAAATAGCATATTAGTAACACCAACTACAGCCATAGATAGACCTGTTGTTAATAAGGCTGTACCAATAGTTGCAACAATAGCTATAGAAGATGCAGCAGCAGCAGTACCACCACCTATTAATGCAGCAGCAATCCAAATCCATGCACCAGATACAATAGGTATCATTCTTATTTCACCTTCACTATGCACTAACAAATCATCTTCTGTTTTTACAACATCATTATTTATAGTAATTCTGTACATATTTTGTTTTAAGTGCGGTTCTATTTCTGGATAATTACAAACTAAATATTTATATACATCCTTCATATTTTTTACATCTGCATAATTAACGTGCCATCCCACAAGTTCCGCTAATCTTCCATATACTTTTATTTTACGTAAACCTTTTTCTTCTTCTGTTCTTTCTCTATTAATAAATTTATCTTTTGTAAGCATTGGTTTATGTTTTTCTGGTTTAAGTTCTACACATTCATCATTTTCTGGATCAAAAATAAACCATGATAAACCAATAAAATTACAATTTTTTATATCTTCTTCTGAAGCTGTTAAATCTCCATTTGGATGAGAATGGCATATATGTAATACTGTGCCAGTTTCTTCTGCTTTTGCCCAATCTTCTGGGTCTATTGTAAAACTATTTGCACCTTCTATTGCTATGTTTTTACAAGGGAAATATTCAAGTTTATCATTTACATCAATAACTAAACCACAACTTTCATCAGGTAATGATGTTTTAGCATGATGTAATGCCTGTTCTTGCCAAGTATTCATGCAAACGTACCAACAGATGGAAAATCTTTTCTTGTAATTATTCTCTTAGGTGCAGATCTATTTTGTAAATGTAAGGATGACGCACATTCAAACTCTACAAAATCTTTACTTTCTATGGTTTTTCTATCAATAAAAAATGTTTGATTTTCATATGTATTATTAGCAGGTGTCCCAAAAGGATTTGTACCAGATTCAAAATTAGCATTATCTAAATAACGCAACATTGTAACTTTTCTAATAAATTTTGCACCATTTAAATCATTCTTAGGTGTTGTTAAATTTGCCTGTGTCATTAATGCAGTAACAGTTGACAAGATATTACTAATCCTTACTGTTGGTCTAGGTCTAGTTGTTCTTGTTGCTGCGTATTCAAAACCATTTGCTTCTATTGGGATTCTTGTATAGCTATTGCCTTGAAAAACAACATTGTATGTAGTATTCATATTTATACCATTATGAAACCTTGATACATCACTACTGCCATGTAAAGCAGCAACTAAATGTATTTCAAATAGTTCTATCTTTGCACTAGGGTTAGCTTTTTGTAGTTCTTCAGTAGGTATAGCCATTAGGGTTCGAATACCTCCTCAAATGTAGCTGTAATTGTTGCCCTATTTGGTACTCTAATATTTTTTGTCCACTTTTTACATACAAATTGTTTTGCACCTGATCTTGTTATTGTGCAATCTCCAGAAGTTGTAGCACTACCACTAGCTGTTACTGTAAATATATTTGCACTTGTAAGAGCAACAACAGTATATGTACCATCAGAAGCAGAACCACTTGTAAAATCTATTGTTATAGAATCATTTGCAAATAATTGATGATCAGTAATAGTTATAGTTATTGTTGTAGAACCGCTTTGTGCATATGTACCTGATTTTGTAAGTGTTTGATTAGGTGGTGTATATGTAAATGATGCCTGATCTAATGCACGTTCATTTAAAAAATATTCGATAGTATCGCTATCTGTTTCTGTAATATTATTCCATGCAAGATTATATATTTTTTTATTTTGATGTGCTGCTATGCCTACTAATTGCCTTTGTTCAAAACCATCTGCAAATTTTACTGTTTTTATAGTAGGACTACTTTGCTTTTGTAATCCATAACTAGGTTCAATAGAAGGAAATGTTGCCATGATTATGCGTTAGATAATAAACCACCTGCACGTTTTTGGTTAATTAATTCAGCTTGTATTGCTGCGGCCAATACGTTACCAAATTCATTAGCCTGTCCTGTATTACCCTCTACAGCAGTACCAGAAGCATCTACAGATACATTAATAATTGTACTGCCACCACCAGATGATTCAACACCTAATTTGCCATTACTGCCCCTGCGTAGAGGTAAAATCGCTTCTGCACCTGCCTCACCCATAAGACCCATACCATTAGCCATAGGAAATAATGTTGGTTTATTAACTACACCGCCATAAGCATATTTTTGTACCTTTCCATCAACAAAAGCATTACCATCTGCATTACCAAATAAACCTCCAAACCAATTAGTAAAAGGTTTTGTAATTGTTTGTTGTATTGCAATACGTACCATATCTGAAATTATTGAATTTGCTAAGTTTCTAAAACTTATAGTGCCTTTCATAACAAAATCTACTAGTGCATCTTCCATGCCTTTTATTCCCTTAACAACAACATCAGCCATGGCATCGCCAATACCTTTAATACTCTTTTTAAAAGTATCAAGTTTTGCAATCATAGCCTCGCCAAAAGTTCTATTAAGCATATTGCCAGTTTTCATGCCATATTCTTCAGATGCTTCTGAAGATCCTCTCCAAATCCTGTTAAATATTTTCATATCTTCTACAAATTGTTTTCTAGTATCAGTTAAACCTTTTTGTATCTCTTTAAATGCACCTATAAAATCAAACAAGACTGCTGCCTTTCCAAATGCCGCTGCTACTTGTATTATAGTTGTGCCAAGAAATCTAAAACCAGCAACTACAGTAAATAAAGTACTTGCTAATGTTTTTAAAACAACTGCAAGAGATCCCCAAAGCAAAGTTAAATCAGCACCATTTTTTGTTATATTGCTAAACATTTCTGCAAGGTTATTTAAAGTTGGCAATAGATGGTCTGTCATTTGCATTATAAAACCTCTTAATTTAATACCTAAACCTGTCATTTGATCGTTAAAATATTCTGCATTTTGTGCAAATCTATTAGAAACTTCAAAATTAAATTCTTTTAATGAGGCAGAACCTTCATTTAACAAATTAACCATACTTGCACCAGACCTGCCGAATATTTCCATAGCAATGGCCGTCTTTTTAACACCATCTTCCATTTCTGCAAAGGCATCTGATATTTCATTTATTAGCCGTTCATTAGTTTTTAAAATGCCATCTGTACTTCTTACAGATATTCCTAAAGCATCAAACGCATCCTTATATGTAGCAACACCTTGATCTGCTTCATATATTGATTGAGTTAAACGTCTTAAACCTTTTTCTATGGTTTCTTGTTCTACACCTGCTAACTTTCCTACGTTTACATATCCTTGTAATGTATTCGCTGCTATTCCCGTCTGAACTTCTAATTTACCAAAAGCATCTGCAGCATCTATAGCTCCTGTAAGCATACGTGCAAAAGCACCAGCAGTTAATATTAAACCTAATGCCGCAAATGTCTTATTAAGTCCAGACATTGCCATACGTAAGTTTTTAACCCTTCCCTGCAAGCCTTGCATTGAATTACCAAGACGTTTAATAGATGCTCGACCTACAGTTTTTGCTTTTATAACTAGATCAAATTTTGCTGCCATTTATTTATTCTCCTTATTAACTGTCTGTAGTATTGCAGCTTCTATAATTTGTATGCTTTCCATTAATGCTGCAGGTTTATCTGTATATAGTTTAATCATTTCTAAGACAGATGTATAGTCTAAACCAATAATTCCACCTAAACCTACCCTCCATTGTGTTTGTACCTTTAAAAACATATTTACCGCTTCCCAATTATCAGGATAAATATAAAAATCCTTATCTATTTTTTCCTTTTTTTCAACAGTAACACCTAATACTGCATCATCTTCTGTTGTTTTATCAATGACAGTTGAACCTGCAGCCCAATATTCACCTGCCCCTATAAGTTTTTTAAGTTCTTATTCTTGCAAGATTCAACAAAAGCATAAGATATTGCAGTAGCAACACCTCTTACATCTAATAACATATCCCTATTTTTTTTATTAAAAGGTACTTCAGATCCATCTGACATTTCCATACCTTCCCACCCCATTAATATTTCTTTTGCAACATCTACGTCTAACATCTCTTGGCTTGCTACTTGGTTCATCATTTCTTGTAATCTTGATTGTGAAATGTTTTTAAATTCGGCATAAAAATCCTGTGTCTCTGTTTTTTTACCAACAGGTACTTCTATTTCTACTTTGCATTTGTAGGTATCACTTTGATCTAAAACAAAAGCCATTGTAATTATTGTATCTACAAACTAGGGTAAACCCTTTTTATAATCTATGCAACTTTAAGTATAAACCAAACTAAATTCATTATTAGCAGAAGCAGTAGGTGTTGCCATAAATGGTAAAGATAGCATTGTTATACCATCAGATTCTTCATATGTTGGTTGCCCTAAATCAGATTGTGGACAAGATACTGTGACCTTATTACCTGCAGTTGTTCCATGTAACCAAGTGTTAGTACCAGTTGATGTATTAGTATAATCTGTAAAAAAGTTATGCGCTGATAAAGCTACAGCTTCTACAACAGCAGTACCAGAAGGTTTACGATCTGTAATCAATACTTCTTTTGTGCCACCTACTAATTCTCTATAAATTACTTCATTGTTAAAATCTAAGTTCCATGATTGCAATGCTGCACCATAACCAAAAATAGAAAAAGCGGAAGTACTACCATTTTTAAATATAAGTGGTGATGCCTGATTGCTAACTGTTACAGTTGGTGAAGCATCATCAGTAGGAGCTGTAAATAATCCTGTCAAATTAAAAGAAATACGTGGAATATTATTTACTTCGCAATTAATACTAAATGTACCTCTACAGCCTTTAACAATATGTCTAACACCATCATAATTAACAAATAACGTAACGCTGTCAGATGGTGTTGCTACAGGTGCATAAGTAACTGTATTACCACCGCTTATTGTTTCACTAAGTCCACACGCTTTTAGTACTGCTCCATACTTGGGCGCTGTACCTGCAGTACCACTACCTGCCATTTCAACGTCAAAAGTTACATTAACTCTTGTATTAGCAGGTATTACTTCATAGTTACCCATATATGGCCTTATTAGATCTCTACTAACTTCATCACTTTGAATAGGTTCTATATTCAGGTCAATTACCTGTACATAGTTAGCACTACCTGTTGGGTTAGGGTCTGTACCATAACTAGTTTCTGCTTTCGCTAAAATGCTTCTTTTTCTGTGTAGCTTGGGCATTGTTACATTTAATCAGTATGTTTATATAATAAAGGTTTTTAGTAAGAAACACCATCTATTGCGTTAAATCGT